GGCCAGCAGCGCATCGCGCAGCGAGCCGATCTTGAACCCTGCCGAGCCGGAATAGGGGCGATCCCAGTTCCGGGCGATCTCGGGCGAGATGTAGAGGTTCACGCCCTGATTGACGAAGTTCGCATCGAGCAGCGCGCCGAACGGGCCATTGAAGAACGCCTCGATGGCGTCCGACGTGGTGGCCGTTGCCGCCAGATCGATGTTGGCGCCGCCGCCGGCCGTGCCCAGGTTGATGGCCTTGGACAGCGGATGGGTGCGGATACCGTAGGCGGTGTAGCCTTCGAACACGATGTTCGCATCGCCGTCGAGAGCATAGAGGGCCATGTCGCGCCGGATCTTGGCGGTATGGGCTTCCTGATCGTCGGAGAGGGCATCGAAGTTTTCGGACTGCAGCGTGTTCCACTCGCGCCATTCACGGCCATAGGCGGTCGAGAAGATCGGCACGGGCGTCCCGCGGTAGTCGTAGGTCACTTTGTCCATGGTCACCGGCACCTGGCCAGACATGGAGCGGACAACACGACCGGCATCCGAGGACACGCGGTTGAGATGCACCAGCTTGCCGATATTGACCGGCTTGGCGAGGGGCATCAGATCGCCCATCCAGGTCTGGCCTTCATCGGCGCGCATGACGCGGCGGGTGATGCCGTCGAGGTCGAGCCACGCATCGCGCGGCAGGACTGCGGCAGCATTGGCCACGCCGGCCATCTGGTCTTCGACCTGGTGCCACCATTCACGGTTGACAGTTACTTCGTCCCACCAAGCCGCGTGCGGGCGGGAATTGGCGACGAGCGTTTCGTCAAAATAGCGCATGTCGCTTTCTCCTTACGACGCGGCCGACAGGTACGACTGGCTACCCGCAGGGCGGATGCGCAGAAGCTGTTCGGAGCCGGAGTTGTTGTTGTAGATCTCGTCCGAATAGGCGACGACGAGGTCCGAGGTGGACGCAATGCCCAGCGTACCGTTGGCGGCCGGGGTCAGTGCGGTGCCGATGGCGGCGATATTCACGCCGTTGGCGATGCGGGCGGCATAGAGTTCGTCGCTCTGCATTTCGATGGCGACCGCGGTGCTGTCAGCAGCCCAGTCGGTATCGACGCCCTTCATGGCCAGATAGTTGTCCTGCACGAGCAGAACCTGGCCGATGGTGGTCGCGCCAGCGAGGGCGAACTTGCCAGACGACATCACCACAAGCCGACCGGGCTTGAGCGCGACGTTGGCAAGGGCCTCGCGAACCTGCGGCAGGGTCTTCTGGACCGGGCCGAGGAAAATCTTGTTATAGCGTGCCATGGTTGGTTACTCCCCCTTGGGCAGCTTGAAACCGACCTTGTCGCCGGCAGCAGGAGCTGCTGCGTTGAGCGGGGCGGCTTTGAGGGGAACAGCCTTGGGCGCGAGGGCGCGCAGGGTGTTCAGCGGCGTTGCCTTTGCCGTCGCCTCGTCCAGCAGGTTGGCCTTGACCACCTTGCCCACGAGATCGGTATGTTCGGCATCGTCCTTGGCCTTCTGGTTGGCCACGGCTTCGGCCTGTGCGTCGAGCACTGGCTTCAACGCGGTTGACACCGCATTGCCGATGGCAGTTGCGAGAGCGTCGGGCTTGAGTGCGTCCGAGAGGGTATTGACCTTCTCGGAAAGCGTCTTGAACTGCTCATCAGAGACAGCCATGTCGTTCTCCTGGTTGTTTAGAGAGGGTTCCCGCTCGGAGCCCGGAATGAGCTTCATGATCGCGGACTTGAATGACTCCAGCCAGCCGGCGCGTTCGCGGCGTTCCAGAGCAGTGGCGAGATGTTCGATCGCCCAGTCGAGGCCACGGTCAGCTTCATCAGAGATGGTGCTGTTGATGACCTCGATTTCTTCCTCCTGACCGGAGGAGTTGACCAGCATGCCGACGCCCTTTTCAGGGGTGGCCGCGCCCTGCTCATTAAGCAGAATGGCGTCGTGGTCGAATACGATGGAACGGGCGACGTGCTTGTGCTTGCTGCCTTCGCCGTTGACGGCTTCTAGCTGGCACAGGAGGCCCGTAGAGGTGTGGATGGGGCCACCGGCCTCAATGGCAGCCAAAACGGCCTTGCCGCCTTCGCTGCGGTTCGCCACTTCGACGTCGATCACCTTGTCGAGGAATACACGGCCCTTCTCGCGCCGGACATTCTCATTCCAGGCGCCGATATGGCCGATGTTGATGCCTTCGGGATCGCTGGCAGAGACGAACTTGCCGTTGATCGTGGGGTGACCGAGCGGCGCCGGGGTGCGTTCCAGGCCCTTGAACGATTTGGCGATCTCGTCGGCCGGGTAGAGGATGGGCCCGAGACTGCCGTTCATGACGATGTCGTCTGGCAGCGTGGCGCTCGGCACGATGATCACGTCACGGCCGTTGCGCTTCTCTTTGCGCACAGCCTTAGCGTTCGCGACCGAGGTCACGTTGACACGAATTGTCTTTGACACTGGATTTCTCCGGGATCAGCGCTTGCGCTGCTTGTGCCAGTCCTGCTGGCTCACGATGATCGAGTAGCCGAACGGCAGTCGGTAAAAGTCATGCCACTGGCCTTGCCGCTCGACAGCGCGATTGACGAGCGTGTTGCCAGCGCGGCGTGACAGCACCACGGACCAGTGCCACGTCGAGCTACCACGCGGGTGATAGGACAGAAGCACGAGGTTTCCCGCACTATCACGGTGCATAAATTCGATGCCGCCGATCGACAGGCGCATGGTGTTAGTTCGCATGTGGATTGCTCCGGTTACGGCTTGCGCTTGGGCGCGTCGCCCGGGAGTCGGGCATGGAAGCCGATAGGGTTCGGCTTCTGTCGGAAGATGGTGCGGAACTTGGCACCGTTGTCGCCGCGGTAGGTCACCCTCGCCTCTGGCGTGTCGGTGTGGACTGTGACCGAGGCGCGCGAGACGTGATCATTCCAATGATCGCTATAGGTGCTCATTCGTCCTCTGGAGGCTGATTGCCGGCGCTGGGAAGCCCAAGGGCGGCTGTTTCGTCCTCGTCCTCGGGATCGTCGCGGAACTTCGCGCCGTCACTCAGCGGCTCCCGCCCGGTTTCCTTGCGCATCTCTTCGGGAGTGAAGACCAACTCGTTGGTGTCCTTCATCTTGTCGTTGACGTTGGCCATGCGCTCGACGCGCTCCAGCACCTCATTGGGGCCGGGATTGACGAGGCTAGCCCAATCGACATGCCACGGTAGGTCAGCAGGCAGGATGCCGAAGCGCTCCAGCCGGCGGGCGAAGGACAGAATGTTCGGGATCACGACGTTCTTGCGCCGGGACATGTTGAACATGGCCCAATCCTCGTTGTCTTCCGAGGATGCGCGCTCTCCGGTTTGGTTGCCCACCAGAACCTTCAGAGGCTGGCTGACTGAGGCGGCGAAGGACTGGAGCGCGATTGCGAAGAAGTGCTCCGGGCTCGGAAGGGTGACGCTCATCGAGGTCGCCTTCATCCCCATGAGTAGCAGCAACTGATCGAAGCCCTTCTGCCATGCCTCAACCTGTTCATCCATCTTGTTTGCGAAGTCCGAGGCATCGGTCGCCCCGATAGACTTCATCATGTTCGCCAGATTGGCGTCCTTGTCGATTTCGAGCACGGGCGCGGACTTGGCGTTCTTCCAGAAGCCCTCGCCCCCTGCCCCGATGATCTTCTCCATCGTCAGCAGATCGTTGTAGCCCGGCTTCAGCGCGGAATCGCCGTGCACGGTACCATCTCGTGACCAGACGATCACCCGGTCGGGGTGGATCTGGAATGCGCGATGATTGGCCTGCCCTGTCGCGACGTTGGCCTCGCTGAAGGCGAACATCTTGGGCTGGCCATAGGTCTCGGAACGCTCGTCTTGGTCCCATACCGAAACCGTGAGCTGCCCCGCCCATGCCGGGATAACCTCGACAAGGCCGTCGAGCCCGCCTGGCACACGACCAACGGGATTGCGGAATAGTTGGCCATCAGCAAGCCGCAGGATGACGCCGGAATAGCCGCCGACCATCGATCGAGCATCGGCCTCAGCAAGGTTCTGCCAGACCCGGAGAGCGTCGAAGCGCTCACGGATGCCCGCCTCGACCGTCGTTTCCTTGGTCGAGCTACCCTGCGAGCCATCGCGCTCTTTCTCCAGCAGGAATGGATTATCCTGCCAGGTCTTGGAGATGGTCTTGTCGATGGCGGCGCGAGCGATGCCATTGCGAAGATAGGCGTCGTGCAACTGCTTGAAGTCGAGAACCTTGGGGAACCCGAAATCGGCATAGTGATCGTGCTTGGCCCCGGCGAACCATCCCGGCGCGAGGCCGGGGAACATCTGCGACAGCACGCGAGTGCCGTTGTTGACCACCAATTGCAGCGGATTACCCATTTTCAGCCTCCGCGGTTTCTGGTGATCATGAACATCATGGCCTGTGGTGGCTCGACCAAAGCGAGCTCGTTAAGTGCGTCTGCGAAGGCATCGACCTGATCGTCATGCTGCGCATTCGGGAACGCGCACACCTCATCAAGGAATGCCTCGTTCCATGGGCCACGAACCAGCTTCACATTGCCGGCTTCAGCCTGCGCAGATGCGGGCTTGGCGCGGGTTGCCTTGTCACCCGTGGGCCGCTCTGTCGTGACCGCGTAACCAGCCAGCAGCTTGATCTTTGTCGCCGCATCGGCCTTGCCAGCCGCGCCGGGGTCTTCAGGCAACCGGATGCGCACGTCCTGCCCATCCTGCGTTGCCGTGTTCTTCAGGTTCTTCTCGACGTCACCGGGCGACCACCGGTCGCGCTTCACGTCCCTGACATAGAAGATGCCATCGACGTATTTCATGCGGAGACCGACGGTCCAGTCAGGCGACCGGCCCGGCACCGCCTTGGATGCCGCGAAGTCCCATGCCCTGCATTCCTGCCCCCCAGCGGGAACGGCATCGACAATCTCGAAGTCGCCGCGCTGGAACATGCCGCCCGAGCGTGGCGCCGGCCGCTGCTGGTACTGTCCCGAATAGGCATAGGAGCCCTTGGCCTTCTTGAGCCGATCGATCTCCTGGGCAGGGAAGCGCTCGGGAAAGAGCAGTTCGCCCTCTACCGTTCGCGGATCCTCGAAGAACAGTTCGTTGTTCACATAGGTTCGGCACGCCCTGTCGGGCTCGAACTCCATGGGCAGGTTCAGGTGGGTGAACCCGATATCCAGTTGCATGGCCACGGCAGCGATGTCCTGCTCGTGCAGGCGCTGCATGATGATCACGATGGCCGATGTCGTGACATCGTTCAGTCGATCCGAGATACCCTCTCGGAAGATGCGGACCGCGGTGTCGCGCTCGGTGTCGCTTTCGGCGGTCTCGGTCGAGTGCGGGTCATCTATCTTGACCCGGTCCCCGCGACCACCTGTCATGGACGAGAACGGACGAGCCTCACTGAAGCCGTTGCCGGTGTTCTCGAACTTGCCCTTGGCGTTCTGATCGTCGCGTAGCTTCAGCGGCCACAGGGCCTGATACTTCTCGCTCTCGACCAAGCGCCGCAGCTTGACGTTATCGCGCAGCACATTGGGCTGGCTGTAAGAGGTCGCCAGAACCTGAATATCGGGGCGCCCTACAGGCCCCCACTCCCATGCCGTCCAGAAGACCAGCACCAGCGACTTCATCATGCCGGGCGGCACGGTCATCAGCAGGAACTGGATATCGCCTTCGGTGACAGCGGTGAGGTGCTTGCACATGGCCAGCAGCGCCCAACCCATCTTGAGCTCGCGCTTCGGCTCCAGGACAGACCAGAACTCTTCTATGAAGCCTTCCAGCGTCTGGCATCGGGCCTTGATGCGCTCGGCATCGTGGGCAATGCGCTGGCGCTCAGCTTCCCTCGCCCTCCGATCCTTCTCCGCTCTGATCTGCTTCAGCATCGTCGCTGGAGGCACCGGCAAGCGGACCGAAGAGAGCTTCGAGGCGGTTGAGGTCATCGTCACTCACGTTAGTCAGGTCGACGGTCGGGATGGGCCCGCCATTTGGACCGGAGTGCTGGTGCTTGAGTGCGGCAAGCGTGCCCTGCATCTTGTTGGCCTCTGCAATGGCAGAGATGGCCACACGCGGGTCTTTCTCGATTTGGCTGTCATGGATCGTCTTGAGGCTCTTCAGCCTGTCAGCGGCGCTCCATTCGGCTTTCTCGCTGGTTCTGCCGACGATCTCGACCACACGGCTCTTCACGCTCTCATTTGTACTCAGTCGATGAGCATTGCCCCGGTGTGGCTTGAAGCCGGCCGCGGCATAGGCCTCGTCCGCGCTCTTGCCTGTGGCACGCGCTTGGGCGAATGCTTCATGACGAGGATTGGGGAGAACGGGCATGGATGAGGACTTTTCAAAGAGGCTCTACAATCTGACGGTGCATCGAGGACTGACGCAGAGCAGACTGGCACTACTCGCCGACATGCCCGCAACCTCAGTCCATGCGCTCATCACGGGTCAGCGTCAGCCCGCCCAGTCCGAAATCAACCGCTTGGCGAAGGCTCTCAATGTCGAGCCCAACGACCTCTCGACTGATGAACACTGATACCGGGCTTCTCACCCGGCACGGCGCTTTGCCGCGCGCTACGGTTCGAAAGCGGACTAGACCACGCGCTACCCACCCAGAATCCTTCATGGCTTCGGCGGTGATCAAATGACTATCGGCATTCCCGATGGTCATTCTCCCGCACCCTACCAATCCACCGTCTGGCCAAAGCCTTGTCCGTCTGCCGCTTCGATTTCGACGGCGCGGTTCGGTGCAGGGACAGAGGGCAGAGCCATGATCTTAAACCCACCGAATGCATCGCGCCGCTGCCGGAGCCGCCGCAGCGATCATCCAGCAATTGGCAAGGGTGACGGGGATCGAACCCGTATCCTCCGGTTTTGGAGACCGGCGCTCTACCTTCTGAGCTTCACCCAACTGGTTGCGGCGGCAGGATTTGAACCTGCGACCTCCAGGTTATGAGCCTGGCGAGCTACCGGACTGCTCCACGCCACGAAACTGTTGCGCCCTGTGCACCGGACGACTTCGAGGATGGAGCCGTAACCCCGCGCCTCGCGCGCTGCCATCGAGCATTCCCGATGGCTACCTCTGAAACTGATGCCAGCCGTTCCCCCGCCCGCGTTCCCCCGTCTCCCATTGGACCTCTAGGGCAATGGCTGAGCGCTCTCCCGAGCTTCCGGCGCGTCCCTGCTCACCACGCTGGCGCGAGCAGGCCTAATTCTCTTCATCGGTAACTATTTTCGCACCGATCGCAAAAACCGTATTGACGCGAACCGCGAACTCATATTGTTTGCGCCTCAGGCAATTGTAGCCGACCCGAAGAGGAAACCGACCCATGGCCACCGAGCCATCTGCCCGAGAAGGGCGCACTCCCCAAATTCGCGAACCACCATGTCGCCCCGTCGAACGCGCCGTCCCTTGGCCGCATTCCACACGAGGACTATGACATGATGACCGAACACGCTACAGGCCCACCATGACCGCTGTGTTGAGCAGCGGAACCATGATGGGAAAAGACGATGACCGATCCAGGCAAGAAGCCGGAATACCGAAGAATGACCGCAGCGGAGATTTCCGCGGCGTTCAACCGGCTCGGCCTGTCTCCCAATGAATTCTGCCGACTGACCGGCTCCGCTTACAAGCGCGTTGTTGGTTCATGGCTTGAGGGCGAGGATATCCCGCAATGGGTTCCCGTCCTGCTGGCGTCGTGGCTTGCATCCCCCCAAGCCTTTGAAGCCGCGAAGGTGGAAGCTGACAGCCGCCTGATTGGATGAAAGAGCCTTATGCGCCCTCCATAACCCGACTGCCTAGAAATGACATGGCCCGCTTCGCGCGGGCCTTTCTTTTTACGCAGTTCGGGATGTTGACGAAGGTATAGCCTACTCACTTAGCGAGTGTCGAACCGCACATTACAGACCGTGCGCCCTTTGCGTTGCAATCCCATAGAGTTGCGCCAGATCGTTCAAGCTGTCCCTGAGATTGTCGGCCATCGTCAGCTTCGCCCGCTGATCCGTGCTTATATCACCAAATGACAAGCCCTGCCCGCACACCTTGCAGACCAAGGCATAGTTGCGCGCGCCAAGCAGCATCCGGCATTCCCTGAGGTCGCTTGCGGCCGTCACGACACGCTCGCTGATAGGGTCTCGTGCGCCGCCGCCATCGACGTGGGTGCGGCTGTAGTCCATTGCCCCTGCCCCCGCCCCTCCACAGGCCTCCCACGTCGCCCTGAAGCGGTCTGCGGCCTTCTTCTGGGCCTCGTCCAGCTTGCCCCTGGCGAATAGCGTTTCGATGGCCGATTCCCGCAGGTTCTTTGACACCCGGATCTTCTTCGGATTGTCCTTGCTGACGGCATGGTCGGCGCTGAAATAGGGGTTATCAGCCTCTGCCGATACGAGCTCAATCTTGGGCGTGATCTTGTGCTTTGACTTCCACGTCGAGCGCTTCATTCGAGAACGGCCTTCCATAATTCCTCGCGCGAGACGGTTTCCATCACCGCCTGGCATATGTCCTGGATATCCATGCCTCGCCTCTCCGCCTCAGCATCGATCATGGTCCGGTGGATACCGCTGAGCGGCACCGGGACCGCGGCATAGGTGTGTTCCGTGGTGGTCACCGAGTATTCCCAATGCGACCACATGGCGGTGATCATGTTGGGCTGGACACCATCGGCCAGGCGATCGCATATCCGCTGCGCCGTGAGCCCTCGACCGGTGTGAACGCCGATCCAGAATGCTTTCCGATTGGACCATTTCTCGACCCAGAGCGGATGCCCTATGCGCTCTGGGTCTCGGCCGAACATGCCCAACTGGACTTCGTCACTCATCGGCAAGCCATTTCCACGCTCGGCCCGCTGCGACATCGCCAATGTAGTTTGGTTTCATACCGTACATTCTCGCCAGATCGCGGCGCCTTACTCCCTGCCGCCGCAGCCGCCGGATATCCCGAACATCGGATTCGGTCAGTCTGGCCGAAATATGCTTTTCGCCACGGTGGTCAGTGCCATGGATCAAGCGATCCTTTTGGTTCGCGAGGGATGTTTTCCAGACAATGTGATTAGGATTCACGCAGCCTAGATGCCCATTGCCGCAATTGTGCGCCGCCTCATGATCGGCGGACGGAGCGGGGCCATGGATGCGTTCACAGATAACGCGGGATACGACGCACTGCATGCCATAGACTTTGATCGC